CCGAACTTGTAGCGGCTCGAATTGCGGCTTGCTTCTCGATTTTTATTACATCCGAAGCGTCTATGGATGTAAACACCGGATACGACCGTAATTTTAAGGGTCAGCTTCTGGAATTTAACAGCTTTATTATCGCTAATGCCCAAAGCCTCCCGATCAACACGGCTTTGCGGTCTGATTCCTGTCCCGACAACATTTGTCGTCATCGTGCTGGTAATCCCTGAGGCGTGTGCGTCATTGCGGTTTAAATCACGGCTTCGTTCTCTGAGTTCCGAAAGATCGGGAATGATATCCTGATCCGCTGAACCGCCACCCGGAAGCCATGACGACCTCATACGGTTTCTCTCTGCGCCACGGTAAGATCCGAACTTACTGGAAATCTTGATTGCCTGCCTGAACATCCGCCTTTTAAAAGCAGTTTTAGGTGAGAAAAAACCGATAAGCCCATCAAAACTATCTGCTATTTTTTCTACTATCTTCATACTGGTCTCTCAAACTTTGCATACGATGTGCGGGATGTTCCACTTGCAACTTCCTGTCTAAGCTGATCCCGCAATTTCATCAATTCGGATAAAGTTATATATTGCAAATTACGCCCGCCGATAGAATAGGACTGCACAGCTCCGCCAGTCATGCGGGCGTTAATCGCAAGCTCAACATTCTCGAGCATTTCTTTTTTAGTCGGACTCATTTATTTCCTTCTGTGTCCCAGTAAAAAAAACCCGACTCCCCCTTGCGCAAGGAATCGGGTTTTTATAACTTATTGGGCGACCAAGGTGGCCAAACCTCGGTAGCGTTTTAATTTTAATATCTCTACTTTAATAATACGTTTTTTAGAATCTTTTTCAATATGGTCGTTACTACAAAATAGCAAATCCATATTTCTATTTTTTGTCCTGTTCAACGCTCTTAAAGTTCTTCCCGCAATCTCTGCACACGTGATACCGAATAGGTAAATGTGTTGAGTAACACCTGTTATTTTTACTTCCGCACCCCGGACACTTGAGAGGATAAAACGCAACTCCGTAATCCTCAGGCTCAACAAGCTGTTCGCCCCGGGTCGGCTGAACTTTATCCTCACGTAACCAATTTTTATGACGTTTTAACCATCGTCCGCCCATCAGATCCACGCTCCCTCACGTTTGCGAAGCCAATTGGAACGGCTATGTTCCTGACGTATATCTTTATGAACCTTGCGCTCATCTTTGCGTAAATTAAGCGCACGGATTATGTCTGCGGCCGCTACTGCGTAAACCTCCGCATCAAGATAGTGATTCGCAACCGAGGAGCGTTTTTTCTGCCAGACCTCTTTAGCTTTGCCTGTGTTTCTGTTCCTTACTAAAACCTTATGCTCCGCAGTAAACTGCGAGAGGTAATCATCAGACGGATCCTTGAATAAATGCCACTTGTTGGGATCTTTTGTCGACACAAGCCTGCTGATTTTATCTTTATACTGCGACACGTTAAGATTCCACAAAACAAGACCGCTTTTTATAATGCTTCCTGTGCGTGAATTTATATCTATCTTTGACGCACGGTAGAATCTACCGTCAGTTATTGCGTCCTGACCTTTAATTGCTTTCGCACGATCACGCCAGTGCCTGCAAAAGTGATAAACCTCATCAGTCCTGTAACCTGAATCAACACATGTCATATAAACAGGAAGTGTTTCAGTGCCGGACGCCTTTTTGTAATCCGTGTTAAACAGCACCTCAACCAAATCGCTCCAGTATTCCACGGAACCGCACCTGATGAGCCATGATTGTTCCTCATAACCCCAGCCACGGATGACGTAATAAAAATGATCCTTCTGAACGTCTACACCCGCAGTCAATACAACAACATCATCGGGAACCGTACCGTGCAGATAATCACATGAAAGTGACTTGACCTTATCAACGGTTGTTTCCTCGATTTTTTCTTCCCACACCTCAGCAAGCCACGAATTAACAAAGTTCATTAACAGTTCGATAAAATCTTTTGACTTCAAAAACTCTGTTGCGATATCACTCCACCTAAGCCATGGAGAATACAGGGAGTTGATCCAAAAACCTTTGTGCTTGCTGTCAAGACCTTCTCCCCAGATAGCACCATCTTCGTTTATCTCGCAGTCTCTGGGAACCCATTTACCTTTATCCAGCATTTTAGGTTTGTGATAATCTTCAATACGCTTTCCGCAGTGTTCGCATTCATACCATGCTAACCGTTTGTTTTTTATCTTTTCGGCTGATCGTTCTTTCTCCGGCCACTTAATCTGACCGAAAACAAGAATCTGATAACCTCCGCAATGAGGGCACGGCACAAAGAACTTACACTGGTCTGATTTATCGAACTCACGGTATATGTAGCCGTCACGAGTTGTCGGTGTTGACACCTTAACCGTCTTTTTATTCCAGAATGTTTTCTGTCTTTCAGAAGCCAATTTTATTGGATCCGCTTCACGGCCTGAGAACTTCGGATACTTATCAATCTCATCCAGGAAAAGATAACGGATAGGGCGGGAAGCAAGATCTGCCGGACTATTGGAACCGGCAAAAAATAAAATCATCCTGTCCATACGATATTCAAGTTTAGTAATGTCATCTGATTTGCGGGACATACGATCATGCAACGCAGGCGATCCCTGAATCATCGGAAGCACACGGTTATACGAAACGCTCCGTGCGTCGCTCTCTCTAGGCAACACCATAAGCGCAGGTCCCGGATCCTGATCGATAACGTACCCGAGCATATTGAACATTGCCTCAGTTTTACCGACCTGTGAGGAAGCCATAACCGTTATTTCCTCAACATGAGGATCGGTAAAAGCGTCCATAACTCCTCTTAAATAAGGAGTGCGTAACGTTTTCCACCTGCCGGGTTCCGCTGAGGTAACAGGATTAAGATATCGATAACTATCAGCCCACTGGCTGACTGTTATCTTCTCCGGACGCTTCCACGACTTCTGTTCCGCTTCCGTCCATATTGTTTTGTTCTGTTCTGACATTTCTTTCTCCTGCAAATTCATCTACGATCTCTGCGATCGCTTCATAAAGAACCGTTTCGATTTCCCTCGGTTCACGCATAGCAAGCACCGGCGCAAGCCTTGTCGGCAGAGCAAGAAAAGATCGCTTGACCGCAATGATTCTTGCAATACGACCTCGCTCAACTTCTTCCCTTGACACTAATTCAGCAGTAGCCTTTTTTAAATCAAGTTCAAGAAGCGATGCTTTGTATTTCCGTATTTTTTCGTCCCAATACGCCTTGCCTTCGGTTTCTTCGCCATCAATTATTCCACGTCCGTCATGCCAAGCCTTAACTGCATCCAAATCGTAAAACCCTTCATGGGTAATAGGCATGCCTTCTCGCTTCCACCGCTGGACTGTACGCTCTGTAACATCCATGATCTTTCCCACTTCTTCCATTGTTTTCACTACAGTATGGTCAAGGGGTTCAGCTTCAAATTCTTCAAGCTCCTTGATCTCGGGCTTACTCAACGGTGTCCCGCTATGAAGTTTCTCGATCAAGTGTAAATAGCGTTTCTTTCTTGCCAGCTCTGCTAAATTTTGCTTCTGTTTGTTTTCTTCCATTACGCCTTCACCGCTTTATTACCTGTAAATTCTTCCCAGCGCTTAACGGCCACGTCCACAAAGAACGGTTCAAGTTCCATTGCGAATACACGCCTGTTCAACCTTTCGCCCGCAATAATCTGCGACCCTGAACCGCAAAAAGGTTCAAAGCAGATATCTCCAACCTGCGTATGCACACGCATAGGAATTGCAAACACCTCAGTCGGTTTTACAGTGGGATGTTCAGCAATATTCGTGCTTCGTTTCCTACCTTCCCAGTCAAGCTCCCATACGTCACTGTGATACTCAGGCGTTGTCGGATCACCTTGACGCACGAAATCGACTGGCCAAACAGTGCCGATTGATTTGTCTTTAGGGCGGTAAGGCGGTTTTGATCCTTTAACCCACATCAAAAGACAAGGCTCATGCCTCCACGAATAAAATGAATAGGTAAGAATTACACACGGCTTGACCCAAATAATTTGCTGGTGAATAAGAATATTATGCTCCTTACACACATCCTCAATTTCACGCCTGCGCCTTGAAGCATGCCAGAGATACAGTGCTGTGTTCGGCTTAATAAATTTGAGTCCCACAGAATAGAAACTTTTCATGAATTCTGTTGCGTCTGGAATATCAATCTCCTTGTATACATCCGACCAATCATGCCCGCCTTTAGGTCTATCCTTCCCTGTATAATCAACGCAGTAGGGCGGATCAGTAGCAAATAGACTTGCCAGATTGCCATCCATAAGCCTTGCGACATCTTCTTCTTTTGTGCTGTCACCGCATAACAAACGGTGATTGCCAAGAATCCATAAGTCGCCGGGCTTGGAAATAACATCTTTCGGAGGTTCCGGAAGGTCATCCGGCAATGTTTTACCTGCGCCTATGCTTTCGACCTCAAGATCCCGCACCTGATCCCGAAGCTCTTTCATGCGAAGGGCAATATATGAATCGCCATCCTCTGTACGGAGTTTCTCCAAAAGAGGAATAAGAGCCTTAGTCCATGTACCGGCAATCTCCTGTGAATTAAGCGTGACATTCATTGCCATTTCTGATATTTCGTCCACATCAACCATGATTGCGGTTACCTTCTCAACACCGGCTTCCTGTAAAATCTTGTACCGCTGATGACCGGAAACGATCCGCATGTTCCTTTTATTGATTACCAGCAAATCTACAACACCGAATTGTTCAAGCGACTGCCTAAGTCCTGCGAGAGCTTCTTCTGAGATTTCCCTCGGGTTATAGGGCGCCGGCTTAATAGACGACAAGGCGACATCACAAATGTCGGGTTTTACGTTAATATTTCCCATTTAATCCTCCTTTTCCGTGAAAAAACATTATTTATAACAACAATAAAATCAAGCAGTTGCGGCTATTTCCACGCCAAATCACCAACAGCTTGCCAATACAATCCCTACGAACACGACATGAAAAATAATTTTCAATATCACTGACAAAATGCGCCTCGCCCGACCCTCGGCCGAACCGCCCCCGGAAGGACCCGCAAATATTCTGTGGCTTAAAAAGTTACGCATACTGTCAGCACTCCAGCCGCAAACCAGTAAACAGCACGGCGCACGTCACCACCGCACCCATACACAACGCTTGCGCATATGTCTAAAAAAATTAATACTATCGGAAATACTTTTTCCATCGTTTCTTCCTCGGTTTAATCTTGTTTTTAAATGACGGCTTCTTCTTCCTCGGATCTTCAATAACAATCGTTCCGCCGAACAGGTCTACAGCATGCTGGACTGTACCCCAGTAGTCCTTCTGTTCATCCGTAAACGTTTCCCACAGCCGATCCATAGGCTCAACTACAGTCTGATTAAATTCGTTCTTGTCATGCTCTGTTGCTGTGCCGTCAGCCATCCTTCTATTAAGCCAGCGTGTGCCATCAATGAACTTCTTGTACAATCTTTTGAATCTTTCGTGGTCATCCAACATTTTCTCCACCTCACTTAAGTCGTTGCTCTATAAGGCGTTAGCCAATAGCGGTGGAAAAAGTGGACGACAATTTTCATTACCCTGTATATACATATAAAAAAAATAAATTTCCTATGCGTGTTATAGTAAAATAACTCCACTTTATCCACTACTGGACGTAACTCATTGAATACAAAGTATTTACATTGGTGGAGCTTTTGACCTGCTTTTCTCCACTTAATAGGGGCGATCATCAAAGTCCTCCTCTTTAGGCACTTCACGGATCTTAAGCCCCCGCCAGTAATACCTGCCTTTAAGCCTGCCGACCGTACCTCGATCCTTCTGATACCCATGTTTCTCCAGATAATCGTTAAAATCTTTGCGTTTCATGAAAATATCCGAATTATCCTTAAACGAATCGTACAAATCAGAAACTGTGACTGTATACATCTCGTTAAACTCGCAGAACTCATCGATAAAACCTCCCACAGCATCCTCATCCGACTTATAGTCCTGCGTAGCACACTGCACGATCTTCGGCGGTTTCATGCCGTCTTTCTGCATCTTTAAGAAGCCTTCCACACACCAGCGCAAGATCCCCGGCAATTCCGGATATAAAAACTTCTCCGCAAACTTTTCAATCTTATTTGCGCCTTCAAACTTATGATCAAATGGAATAAGCCGGATACGTCGCCATATTCCGTCATCCGTTCCTTTGATTGTCGGTTTGTAATTTGTTGAAAGGAAAATCTTGCCGGTAGGCTTAAACTCGAAAAATTCCTGCCTTAAAAACCGTGCCGAGATAGCTTCTTCACTTGTAAAGCGTTTGACTAAAGCCTCATCAAGAATCTTTGAGCGTTCAAGCTCAGACGAAATAATAAACCTTGCGCCTTTAAGCCTTGCCACATCATTGGGAATCTCGTTGCCACGTTTCGCAACCAGAGTAGTAGTCGGCGTAATAGCCGAGTAAGTGCCGAGAATTTTATAAATCGTCTCAACAAAAGTCGACTTGCCATTTGCGCCGTCGCCATGCAAAATAAAGAACACCTGTTGCGATACATCGCCTGTAAGGCCGTAACCCACAGCCTTCTGAATGAAATCAATCAGCTCCTGATTACCTGTAAAAATTGTCTCCAGAAACTCAATCCATTTAGGGCATTGCGCTTTAGGTAAAAAATTCGTGTTGCATATTTTAGTAAGAAGCAACTCCGGCTGATGAGGCATCATCGTTCCTGTACGCAGATCAAGCACACCGTTCTGGCAATTAAGCAAATAGGGGTCTGCGTCAAAATCATCTGACTTGACTGACATTTTGCTCCAGCTACGTGCGACACTTGCCATAGCTTTCAGCTTCGATTCGTTCCCTGAACTCCTTATGTGCTTAATGAAATGCTTCTGATCGTCATCATCCATTTTGTGGTAATACTCAAAGAAACTCTTAACCGTATCCCGAGAGAGTGCGGTAATAATGTGCGTCTCATCAACTTCCCATGCCTTGCCATTCCATATATGCCAACCGCCGAGGTTGTCGCAATTTCTTATTAAATTTGAATGCCGGTCAACAAGCCTGTGAGCATTCCACTCATCATTCCACAATCCGGCCGGATAACTTTTCTTCTCTTGGGATTTAATCTTAAATCCGTACTTATCTTCAGCAATCTTGACAGTTTTCTTAAACAGCTCATCCCTTAAAGCTCCGGGCTGTGAATCAGCGCAATCAATAATCCCTTCAAGCACAGCAATAAGCTGAAGTGTGCCACCGCCTGAATTACATCTAAAACATTTCCATACATTTTTTTGCGGATGAATAACAAGATTCGCTCCTGTTTTAGAACCGTGAACAGGATGAGAGCATGCGTACTGACCTGATAATTTTTTAAGCTGAATACCGTTCTTCTGAAGAACGGTCATAATATCTAAATCTTCCGGAGCGAGACCGTCATAAAACTGTTTATCGTTTATCAAATATTCCGCTAATGGAGCTAAGATATCCTCGCCGGTAACTTTCGTAATGCCAGAATCACGGAATAGCTCATACGGCGTCTTTGTGTCAGGATGAATCGAGCCGCAACCGACAACCTGCGCTCCGTGCGAAATAATCTCACCAAAATGTTCTTTTTCTTTATTTAAAACAACCTTGCGTTTTACATCGGCGCATAAAAAATAGTAATGATAACCGGATCTCGGAGTCTTAACGGTAAATGTTTTAGGCAGATCCGCTTCGGCAATCTCGCTGATCCGCTTATCATCGGCGTCGAGAACGATAAGCGTTCCTTCACCGCCCATAACTCCGTAATTGTTGCCTGTATTAAACCAAGGCTCTATATCGTTAAACCGATACGGTTTTTTCTGCCATCCGGGTTCAAGCGGTATTTTTGTCTGCCCACGGAGTTTGATAAAACCGTACCTGTTATCCCTTAACTGCTCAGGTATTTTCATAAATCAACCCTCTCCTTAAAATAGAACAGGGGTGAGGACGGAAAATCCCCACCCCCAGTGTCTTTAATACGGTCTTTCTTCCGTAGATTCTTCTTCTGTATGAACCTGAATATCCTTTGCCTTAGCCGCAAAGTCGTTCCACAGCTTCTCGCATATTGCGAAGTCATCAGGGGAAGAATTACCGACAGGATTGACTTTAAGCACAGCATACGTACCGATATCATTTGTTTCCATCTGGGACATCAACTTGTATTTGCGTGCAAACATATCACCCCCGCAAAACTTTCCCAGTGAAAGCAACTGCTTACCGGTTCGGTAACTCGTCTTTGAAAAACTCACGATCACCGGCATAGGCACGCCGGGGAAGTAAGAGAAGAAGTTCAAAAACGTTGTTGCCACCGGCTTCTCGCCGTTACGACCGAACTTAGTCTGTTCCTGCACGAGAGGATCGCTCGGGTCAGAAGAACGCCAGATAATCGCACCCGGTTCAAACGCCGGATCGAAATTCGGGTCGTCCTTACTGCGTGGGTTGAAACGCATATAATTCTTGAAGGCAAAGATAGGAATAAATTCATCCGGCAACATCTCTTTAGTTAATGAGTTGATTATTGATCCGATTTTTATTCCTTCTAAGCCTTCCTGCATCTCAGGCGATAACGCCTGAATTAATTTTGCTCTCGGTATGATCAAGTCTTCCTGATCAACTCCGGATTCAAAACCTCTCTGATCTTTGTCGGTTTGCATCAAAGAACTGTTTTCTTTTTTCGTGACTTCATTAGACATGACATGCCTCCTTTTTAGGCGTAAAGCCTGATTGACGGTTTAAGGTAATAATTAATAAACGCTGGAACCTCGAGCCCTTCCTCAATGCATTCTTTCGTAAAACTTGAAAGGCTCTGCGGCATGACAGTGGTCTTAATGAGATCCTCACGATCTTGTGTTTTAAGGAAATCAAAAAGTGTATCCATATCTTCCTGCCGACAGCTCGCATAGAGTCTCGGTTTCTGAATCTGCGCATATCCGATACCTTCATACTTGGCTGTGGATATAGCGCTATTCGCTTCCAGAAACTCAATGAGCCGAGATTCCTCTTGCTCGAATTCCTCCTGCACCTTTTTTAACGCCTCTTTAACTTGATCACGGCGTTGTTTAGCGCATTTGAAACGGTTGAGTAAATCTCTTTCATCACTTTTGTTCATTTCTTTTTTCCTCCTTCCGAGTCCTTCCCAAGACAAGATTGAATATCAGCATCAATGACCTTCATTGACTGGTAATACCTGTTTTTGTCCAGCGAAGATACCTCGTATTGAATTCCACTCTCAGACTCAATAATGCTTGTAACCTTTACTGCAATGAGAAGTTTTTCACCGACTTTGATCATTTAAACCACCTCCTTTGTTATTAAGTAGATTCCTGACCTGATCCACACTACGACACACAGCCACACGCCCACCGGCACGTTTAATCTGTTTAAGAACGTACAACTGCAATCTCGTAGCTTTGTTATTCCCGACCTTAAGTTCAACTGCAAAGAAGCGTCCCCCTTTACAGGCAAGGATGTCGGGTATCCCTGATTTCCATCTATCTGAAGTTTTATAAATCCACGCACCTCGAAACTCCTTTTTAAGCATTGCGAGAACTTTTTCTTTTAGCCTTGTTTCTGACAATCCCATAAACCACATCCTGTAATGATTGTTTGCGTTGCAGAACCTTTAAAAGCTCTCCGTCAATTGAATTAGTTGCGACCAAATAGACATACAGACACGCCGATCCCTGACCAATGCGGTGAATACGATCACGAGCCTGTATATGCGCCTCATACGAATAATCGAGGCTGAAAAACACCATTGCCGAACAGTTAACAAACGTAAGTCCATGAGCCGCTGACCGGGGATGAGCAATCAAATATTGCACCTGATCCTGCTGAAACTGCCTGATCGATTCCTCACGATCCTTTGTGCCTGAATACAGCGTCGCAACCGTACCGAATTTCTCACGGATAAGCTTCTCAATAACCCGCACCTCATGCTTAAACTGCACCCATACAATCACCTGCTGTTTCCCAAGCTCCTCAAGCACACTCTCAAGCTCTTTAACCTTTGAAGATTTACCGATAGGCAGTGACTCGCCATGCTCCGAATAGAGGAATCCAGACGTGACCTGACGTAACTTCATGAGTTTTGTAAGTGCGATCTGCGCTGTAACCTCAACGCCATCGATCTCAGTAATAAGTAAATCTTCCATTTCCTTATATGCTTTGCGTTCGGGAGCAGAGAGCGTGACCTCACGAACCTCGTCAATCTTTTCCGGAAGATCGAGCGCTTCTTCTTTTTTAACCCAGTGCGTCACAGGTTTAATTTCATTCATCAACGCCTCACGACTTTCATCTGTGATCGTATACTTCCAGCCTTCGCTGAATATCTCCCTGAGTTCGTCTTTGCTCATGTAACGGTTCCCCTGACGCATGATCCCATTACGCTCCAGATGAAAGTAGGTATTACGGAAGGCATAAAATGATTTATGAAGCATTTCCGGCTTAATAAAATTCATCTGTCCCCACAGCTCAACCTCGCTGTTAGGCATAGGCGTACCCGAAGCGACAATACGGTAATTAAAATTGTTTGCTAATTTGAGAAGCGTCTTTGTCGTAACGCTCTTATTATTTTTCAGGCGGGAACTTTCATCTAGTATGCACATAAAGTGGTGCTTCCAGAGAAGTGACTCGATTACCGGTAAATTCTTTTTTGAAATCAGGCATTCATAATTGATGATAACAATATCCGGAACCTCACGGCATTTCTTGAGTTCCTTAAAAGGTGTATATGAAAAATTAGTAAACTTCTTTATATCCTCACCCCAAGCCGCATTGACCAAGGATAGAGGACAGACAACCAGCAATCGAAGTTTTGGATTCCTGATCTTGTAGTATTTAAACGTCTCAAGCCCTGTAAGCGTCTTTCCTAAACCGGGATCGTGAAAGAACGCACAGCACCCGCCGTTCCTTACCGCAAAATTGACTGCTTCTTTCTGGTGCCTGTATAATTTCACTTCTTTCTCCTTAATACTTTGCAATTCGCTTCCCTGAGCTTCATGCGGTTGTACCAGCTCAAACTCTTATAAAGTTTCTTTAGACCCCGATTGACTTTCATGCCTGACCCTTTCAACAGTGAATGACTGTTCTCCGTAATTTTTAATAAGAAGCCCTGTAAATATCTCAGCGATGTGTTCACCAACAGGACTTGTAACATCGATCACAATCTTGCTGTCTGACGCAAGGTAAGCCGCATTAAGCCTGACCTTTGCCTGACCGAACGTGCATTCCGCTGATACAACAGCAAAAGCAATATGTTCTTCAATCTGCTCTCGGCTTAAATGTTTATTGATTTTGAACCTACAAACTTGCATCGTTTTTCCTCCTCACAGTAGGTATTACGTTTTTGTGCGCAGAGTTTCGCACCTTTTCTAAAAATCATTCAAATATCCCCGCAATCCTTCCCGCTCGAAGATTTCCTTTATCCGCTCAACCTCACGGTAAACATAGCTGTGGTGCTTATTAAGGTGTTTGCTGACTTGATTGAAAGACATACCCTCGTTCTGGATTAACCGGCATATTTCTTTTTGATGAGGATCCAGCTTCTGGATTGCGACTAAAACGTCTATGCGGATATTTGGAGATTTAAATACGGACGGTTCATACTTGCGGTTTTCTGATGACGAATCACTATCTTCATCAAAATATTCATCTAACGATTTTGCCTCAAAAAATGCCTTCCGTTTCTTTGTTAATAAAGCGTCTTTCCTGTGAGACAAATACAGCTCGATAACCTTTGCCATAAAGGTCTTTTTTGATGCTCCACGGCTTGGGTCATATTTCGCTTCGTTTTGAAACCAATAAATCAAACAGTCCTGAACTAAATCATCAAAACCTTCGACCTTCAGTATTTCCCATTTTGTTATACAGCTATTAACTCTCCTTTTAGCAATAGCAATTTCCCAACTTTCAACTTGATTCCGGCTCATGAGACACCTCTCCTTTCTTTTTTTGGTGTCTCAAATAAGCCCAAGTAAATAGTACCCCTAAAACAGGTA